ATCGGGACGACCGCGAAAAACGTCTAGCTCCTGATGACGGCCGGGGTGGTCGCTGTGGGGTGGTCAACTGACCGCTGGGGTGGTCGCAATGGAAGAGTGGATGAGCTTGCGGGCCTACGCCCGCCATCGCGGCGTCACGCTGTCGGCCGTGCAGAAGGCGATCGAGAGCCGTCGCATCACCGCGATCCGCGAAGACGGTGGCCGCGTCACCGGCGTCGAGAAGAACCAGGCGGACGCTCAGTGGGCTGCCCGCACGGACGCAGCTGAGGCTGCGCGCAGCGGCACGTTTCTGCAGCCGCCGCCATCTGGTCCGGCGGCTTCGGCCGAGAAGAGCGCGCCGGCCGAGCCGGCGCCCGCCGCGGCTGGCGACCAGGGGAACTTCCTGGCTGCGCGTGTGAAGGAGGCTGAGCTCCGCGGCCAGCTCCTCGAGCTCGACAAGCTCGAGCGCCTCGGCGAGCTGCTACCGCGCGCGATCGTGCGCAAGGAGTTCTCGGAGATCTTTTCACAGCTGAAGATCGCCGCGTTCCGCATCCCGGACCGCAAGGCGCAGGCGCTCGCCGGCGAGACGGATCCGGTGCGGCTCCACCGCGTGCTGAGCGACGAGCTGAGACAGGTGTTCGATGAATTCTCCCGTCAACTCGATGTTCCTCCTGCCGGAGTGGCTGACGACTCCGGAGTGGCTGGAGAGCGCGCGGAAGTTCTGCCGTAGCACGGCCGCGCGGGCGATCGCGCCCGAGCCCGAGCTCACGGTGTCGCAGTGGGCGGACAAGAATCGGCGCCTGTCGTCGAAGGCCTCGGCCGAGCCTGGGAAGTGGGAGACCTCGCGCACGCCGTACCTGCGCGAGATCATGGACGCGATGACGCCGTCGCATCCGTGCACCGATGGCGACTTCATCAAGGGCACGCAGATCGGCGGCTCGGAGGCGATCTACAACATCATCGGCTACTGCGCCGACCAGGTGCCGTGCCCGGTGATGCTGGTGATGCCCACCACGGACACGGGCAAGCGCGTCTCGAAGCAGCGCATCCAGCCGATGATCGACGAGACGCCGGCGCTGCAGTCCAAGTTCTTCGAGGTGAAGTCGCGCAGCTCGTCGAACACGGTGCTGATGAAGGACTTCCCGGGCGGGGTGTTCGTCATCAGCGGCGCGAATAGCGGGCCGGGCCTGCGCAACATGCCGATGCGCGTGGTGCTGCAGGACGAGGTCGATGCCTTCCCCGACGACGTCGACGGCGAGGGCGATCCGTGCGTTGTCGCCGACAAGCGCACGGACCAGTTCGGGCGGGCGAAGCGCTTCAAGTGCTCGACGCCGAAGATCAAGGGTAAGTCGCGCATCACGCGGCGCTTCGAGGCCGGAAGCCGCGCGCGCTACTACGTGCCGTGCCCGCATTGCGACCGCCTGCAGTGGCTGCGCTGGGGGCAGATGCGCTGGGCGATGGTGCGCCGGCGCGAGCTCCTCTGTGGCGAGTGCGGCGGCATCTCGGAGATCGACCTGGGCGCGCATGGCTCGCACGCCTGCCAGCACTGCCACGCGACGGTCGCGCTGAGCGGGGAGACGACGCGCGAGATCGACGCCGACGAGGTCGATCGGGCCTGGTACGAGTGCGAGGCCTGCGGGCGCGAGATCCAGGAGCACCACAAGCCGGCGATGCTCGAGGAGTGGCCGGCCGGCAAGGCGCGGTTCATCCACGAGCAGCCGGGCCCAGGCGAGGTCCTGGCGGACGACGATCCGGATCCGCATGCGATCTGGGCGCTGGTGCGCGGCGAGCTGAAGCGCTTCCGGCCGCGCTACACACGCGCGCTCTCCTGGCACGTCTCGGCGCTGTATTCGCCGCTCGGCTGGTTCTCGTGGGTGAAGGCGGTCAAGCAGTACCTCGAGGCGAAGAAGGGCGGCTACGACGACGAGAGCGGCGAGTCGCTCGAGCAGGTGTTCTGGAACACGGTGCTCGGCGAGGCCTACGACATCCCGGGCGAGCAGCCGAAGGTCAACATCCTGCGGCAGCGCTGCGAGCCCTACGAGCTCGGCAAGGTGCCCGCCGGCGGTCTCGTGCTCTTCGCTGGCGTGGACGTCCAGGGCGATCGCCTGGAAGTCGAGGTGGACGCCTTCGGCGAGGGCGAGGAGTGCTGGCTGGTCGACTTCCAGGTGATCGCCGGCGACCCCTCGAAGCACGGGCCCGGGTCGGTGTGGGAGGCGCTCGAGCAGCTGCGCGACAAGGCCTACCCGCACGCCGGCGGCCAGACGCTGCGGCCATGGGCGATGGCGGTGGACTCCGGCTACCTGACGCAGGACGTCTACGACTTCGTGCGGCGCAACTCGCACCGCCATGTGATCGCGACCAAGGGCGACCACGGCGAAGCCGGCAAGCCCGTGCTATCGCGCCCGAGCTGGGTGGACATCACCTACCGCGGCAAGAAGCTGAAGCGCGGCGTGCAGCTGTGGCACATCGGCACCGACACGGCCAAGGAGCGGCTGTACAGACGTCTGGACCTCGAGGTCCCGGGGCCCGGCTACCAGCACTTCCCGCGCTCGCTGCACGCCGAGTACTTCGACCAGCTCACCTCCGAGAAGGTGATCCGGCGCATGGTGCGCGGTCAGGAACGGCGCGAGTGGGTGAAGACGAGGGAGCGCAACGAGGCGCTCGACTTGAAGATCCTGTGCTACGCGGCTGCCGTGTACGGCGGTCTGCAGCGCATGAACTGGGCGCAGCTGCGCCAGACCATCAACCCGGAGCAGCGCGACCTCTTCGCGGCAAGCGCGAAGGCCGGCGCCGATGCAGCGGTGGCTCAGCGCGTCGCAGTCAGCACGCCTGCGGCCGCGGCGAACGCCGCCGCGGATGCGGCGCCGGCTGAGGCGTTGGCGACAGGCGCAGATGAGGCCGTGGACGCGGGGCCCGATGCGCCCATGAACGGGCAGCTCGCCTCCGCGCTGGCCACGATCTCAGGCAAGGCACCGGCGAAGCCGAAATGGATCACGGGGGGGCGATGACCGATCGAGCCACGAACGAGCCGCGCGAGCATCGCGCCGGGCTGACCTGGGAGTGGGAGCGCAGCTTCCCCGACTATCCGGCCGGGACCTGGACGCTGAAGTACTGGTTCAAGCGCATGGGCGGTACGGACAAGTTCTCGATCACCGCGACGGCGGACGGTAGCAAGCACGTGGTGGACGTGGCGAAGGGGACGACACTCGCGTACGTCGCGGACGACTACACCTGGGTGGCGCTGGTCGACGACGGCACGGACCAGCACGAAGTCGACCGCGGCACGATGAAGATCCTGCCGCGCTACGACCAGGATGCGGCGCTCGACGATCGCACGCACGCGAAGAAGATGCTCGAGGCGATCGAGGCCGCGCTCGAGAGCTTCTCCACGAACGCGACGGTGAAGTCCTACACCATCGGCTCGCGGCAGTGGACGCGCGCGGAGCTGCCGGACCTGATGGCCCTGCGCGACAAGTACAAGTCCGAGCTTTACCGCGAGACGCTCGCGGAGAACGCGCGCAACGGCATGGAGGGCGGCAAGCTGGTGGTGAGGCTCTGAGCGTGGGCCTCCTCGACAAGTTTGCGGGCTGGCTCGGTTACCAGCGGCCGCGGCGCGCGAGCGGCTATGCGGCTGCGGAGATGGGGCGGCTTACGGCAAGCCTCGCCACCGAGACCGAACTCATCAACAACCAGCTGCGCTACCAGCTGCGCGTGCTGCGCGCGCGCTCGCGGCAGGCGACGCAGAACAACCCGTTCGGCCGTCGTTTCGCACAGATGGTCGTCGACAACGTGGCCGGGCCGATGCCCTTCCGGCTGCAGGCGAAGGTGCACTTCAACTCCGGCAAGCTCGACGTGCCGGCGAACCGCAAGATCGAAGAGGGCTGGCGAGGGTGGGGGCGCATGGGCGAGTGCGAGATCTCCGGGCGCTATTCATGGAACGCGGTTCAGCGGCTGCTCATGCGCACCCTGGCGGTCGATGGGGAGATCCTTCTGCGCAAGCACCGCGGCAAGGACTACGGCACTTACGGCTTCAAGCTGCAGCTCATCGACGCCGATCGACTGGACGATCTGAAGAACGAGCGTCTGGCGAACGGCGGCGCGATCCACATGGGCGTGGAGCTCGACCCGAACCAGAAGCCTGTCGCCTACCACATCCTCAAGAGGAAGCCCGCGAGCTGGATGTCGGGCGGCTATCCGCGGGACTCCGAGCGCGTGGCAGCGAGCGACATCGTGCACGTCTTTATCCCGGACTTCACCGAACAGGCGCGGGGCGTGCCGTGGATGTACGCGGCGCTGCTGAACCTGGTGCACATCGGTGCCTTCGAGGAGGCCGCGGTGATCGCGGCGCGCGTGGGCGCGGCGCAGATGGGCTTCATCCAGTCGCCGGACGGCACGCCGCCGCCGGGCGACGGCGGCACCGACAGCAAGGGCAACCCGCAGATCAGCGCAGATCCGGGATCGTTCCCGATGCTGCCGCCGGGCTACCAGATGGCGGGCTGGAACCCGAAATATCCGGATGCCGCGATCGGGCCGTTCCTGAAGGCCTGCCTGCGCGGTGTGTCGGCCGGCGTGAACGTCGCCTACCACAACCTCTCCGGCGACATGGAGGGCGTGAACTACTCCAGCGCGCGCATCGCCGAGCTCGATGAGCGCGACCACTGGATGACGGTGCAGAGCTTCGTTGCCGAGCACCTGCACGACCCGCTGTTCTGGGACTGGCTCAAGGTGCAGGTGCTCGTCGGCACCCTCGGCTTCGATCCTCTGCGGCTGGAAAAGTACCGCGCGGTGCACTGGCAGGCGCGGCGCTGGGCGTGGGTCGATCCGCAGAAGGAAGTGCGCGCGCAAATCGAAGCGAACCGGCACCGGCTCAAGAGCCGCACGCGGATCATCGCCGAGCAGGGCGAGGACATCGAGGACGTGCTCGACGAGATCGCTGCCGAAGAAGCGCTGGCGGAGGAGAAGGGTATCGAACTTGACGTGGCGCCGGCGCCTGCCGCGCCTGCTGTACCGGACAACCCGGACGCCGATCCAGATGACAACCCGGACAACGGCGACAAGCCGAAGGAGTGAATGATGAAACGACCCACCCGCTCCGAGCTCGCCGAGCTCATCAAGGCCGCGAACGCCGCGGGCCTGCGCAAGCTCGCCCCCGAAGACCAGGTGCGCGCCCTGCGCGGCACCAAGGTCGAGCGCGTGTTCACGATCGAGCGCGACGGCGGCATCGACGAGGAGAAGCGCACGGCCTGGCTCTCCATCGCGAGCGAGGAGCCGTACGAGCGCTGGTGGGGCATCGAAGTGCTGGAAGTGCGCAGGGGCTCGATCCGCGACGCGCGGCTCAAGTCCGGCGCGCCGTTGCTGGTGGGCCACGACCCCGACCGTCAGGTCGGTGTGATCGAGGAATTCGAGATCAGTCCCGACAAGAGGCTTCGGGTCAAGGCGCGGTTCAGTAAGGCCGCGTTCGCCGAGGAGATCTGGCGGGATGTGCTCGATGGAATCCGTCGCAATACGTCGGTGGGCTACATCATCCACGACATGGTCCTCGCGAAGCAGGAAGAGGGCGTCAACACCTATCGCGTCACCGACTGGGAGCCCCTCGAGGGGTCGCTCGTGGCGGTGCCCGCCGACCATATCGTCGGCGTGGGCCGGTCGCACGAGCCGGCGGAGCCGCCCAACCAACCGAACAAGGAGCAGACGATGACGGAAGAAGAGAAGCAGCGCCTCGAGGCGGAGCAGAAGGCCGCCCGCGAGCGCGCCGCAGCCGAGGCCCGTGCCGCCGAGCAGAAGCGCGTGGCCGACCTCCTGGCGGCGGGCGAGCAGTACAAGGACGAGGGCGGCGCCGATGTGGCGGCCGCGCTGATCAAGGACCCCAACGGCTCGATCGAGAAGTTCCGCGAGCAGATGCTCGCCAAGATCGCCACGCCGAAGCCGGCGCCGAGCGCGGAGCCCTTCCAGGCCCCGGGCGGCGAGGGCGTGCGGTTCGGCCAGGGCGCGCGCCACATCCTGCGCCACGGCGGCGCGCAGTTGCGCGCGTTCACGCAGCCACTGCGCTTCCGGCTCGAGGACGGCCGGATCGGCGAGATGGATGCCTTCGAGTCGGCGTACCGCGCCGGCCAGTGGATCCGCGCCGTGTTCGGCGGCGTGCGCGCCGCGCGGGAGTACTGCCAGAAGAACGGCATCCCGATCACCCGCATCTCCGCGAGCGGCGAGAACCCGCTCGAGCGCGTGATGACGACCGACGTCGACGCCGCCGGCGGCTACCTGGTGCCGACCGAGATGGAGCAGGCGATTATCGACCTGCGCGTGCAGGTCGGCGTCGCGCGGCGCCTCGCGCGACGGCGCCCGATGGCGAGCGACACGCTGTCGGTGCCCAAGCGCAAGGGCGGAGTCACCGCCTACTTCGTCGGCGAGGACAACAGCGGCATCACCGCGTCCGACAAGAGCTGGGGCAACGTCAACTTCGTCGCGAAGACGCTGGCGGCGCTCTCCAAGTTCTCCATGAACCTCGAGGAGGACGCGATCATCGACCTCGCCGACGACCTGGCGAGCGAGATGGCCTACGCCTTCGCGGACAAGGAGGACGACTGCTTCATCAACGGCGACGGCACCTCCACCTACGGTGGCATGACGGGCCTGCGCACGCTCTTCGACGCCACGGCCTACGCCTCGCGCATCACGGCCGGCTCGGGGCACGACACCTTCGCCGAGTACGACAACGCGGACCTGTCCGCGGTGATGGCGGGCGTGGCCGACTTCGCGGGCCTGATGCCGCAGTGGCTGTGCTCGGTGACCTTCGCCGAGAACGTCTTCGGACGCCTCAAGCGCACCGCGGGCGGGAACACCGGCGGGGATCTCGAGCGCCGCTACGCGCTCGGCTACGGCGGCTATCCGGCAGCGACGTCGGACAAGATGCCGAAGACGGGCACCTCGGCCGTCACCACGGTGGAGGCGTTCTTCGGCGACTTCTCCAAGTCGTCGAGCTTCGGCGATCGCCGTGGCATCGGCATCCAGGTGCTGCGTGAGGCCTACGCGGCCAGCCTGCAGGTCGGGGTGCTGGGCTGGGAGCGGTTCCACATCATCAACCACGACCTCGGCAGCACGACGGAGAAGGGCCCCGTCGCGGCGCTGAAGGCCGAGTAAGGAGAAACGGCCATGAAGATCAGCCACGACATCCACAACAACATCAAGGTCGTCACCGCCATCGTCCCCCAGGCGGTCGGCACCACGGGCATCGCGGGGGGCAAACTGTCCTCGGCGATCGACCGGAAGGGCTACGGCTCTGTCGAGTTCGTGTACCAGTCCGGGGCGAGCGCGGCGGCCACCGACCGCATCACGCCGATCGTGTACGAGGGCGACACCACCGACGGCAGCTTCGCCTCGGTGGCCGACTCGGACCTGCTCGGCACCGAGGGCCAGCTCACGCCCACGTCGGTCGGCGCGATCAAGCGCGTCGGCTACAAGGGCACGAAGCGCTACCTCAAGCTGCGGCTGTACGGCACGGGCACCGCGACGGCGATCGTCGGCGCGAACGCCGTTCTGTCCACGCCGGAGTCGGCGCCGGTCGCATAACCGGAGCGGGCGCTGTACGGGAACGGGCCCTGCGGGGCCCGTTTCTTTTCCGGACGCTTGCCATGCAGGCGTGCGGAAAAGATCGAGGGGAAGCGCATGACCATGCTGCACATCGGATGCGGCGCCTCTCGCATTGCCGAGTTCGTCAACATTGATTGCCGCCAGACGCCGACGACCGACTTGGTGGCGCAGGCGTGGGACCTGAGCGCGTTCGGCGATGCGAGCGTGGACTACATCTACGCGCGGCACATGCTCGAGCACCTGAGCTTTCGGGATGCCCGTCGAGCTTTGGACGAATGGCGGCGCGTCCTGATGGACGGCGGCATCGTTCACGTCGTGGTCCCGGACATCCTGTTTCACGCACGGCAGCTCTTGGGCATGGTCGCCTGCCCAGTGAGACGAGACCAGCAAGGCCATGCGATGGCCGGGTTCTACGGTGGGCAGAGAGACGTCAACGGCGGGCCCGACATCGACTGCCATCGCTGGGGGTACACGCCGGCGTCGCTCGAGCGGCTGCTGGTGGCGAGCGGGTTCAGGATCACCGGCGAGGGCATCGAGCAGCTGATGTCGATGGATCGCGAGCCGTGGCATATCAACAGGTGTGCCGTCAAGTGATCTGGAGAAGGACAGAGCAGTACCGGCGCAGCTAGGGGGCACCCGAACACGCGGTTTCCTGACCGCGCGCTGCGTCGTCACTTCAGGGCTTCGACAGGAGGAAGCGTGCAAGCAGGAGAGAGACAAGTCGCCCCCACGCTCGCCGGCATCCGCCGCGATCACGTCGCGCGGTACGAGTGGGCTGCGCTCAAGCTGAAGCAGCCCGGCAAAGTGATTGACGTGGCCTGCGGCGTGGGCTATGGCACGTTCGTTCTCGCCTCGTGCGGCTACTGGGTGCGCGGGCTGGATCTCGACCGCGAGGCGCTCGAGTACGCGCGCAAGCACTACGCGCACCACCGAGCCGAATACCGCCAGTTCAACGCCGCGAAGCCGGTGAAGCTGGACACGGCCGACGCGGCGGTGTGCTTCGAGACGATCGAGCACCTCGAGGATCCGAGGCCGTTGCTGAAGGCATTGCGCCAGGCGGCGCCGGTGCTGCTCGCGAGCGTGCCGAACGAGCTCGTCTTCCCGCACCGCGGGCGGGTGAAGTTCCACCACCGGCACTACACGCCCGGCCAGTTCGAGGCGCTGCTGCGCGAATGCGGCTGGGCGGTGACGAGCTGGTGGGGGCAGGAGGGGCCCGAATCGGAGGTCGAAGCCGACCGGATGGGCAGGACGCTGATTGCAATGGCCGAGCGCCTGGTCGGCCAGGTGCAGCCGAAGGCGCCGCCGGCGAGGCCCGCCCGTGCCGTGGCTTCTCTCAAGGTCGCCGCGCCGGCAACGGTCCCGGAGCACGTCACCATCGTCGGGCTCGGGCCGAGCCGGCGAATGTTCTTCGACCTGATCTGCGAGCTCGGCGGCAAGAGCGCCTACTGCGACGAGGTGTGGGGGCTGAATGCCGTCGGCGACGTGCTTCGCTGCGACCGCATCTTCCACATGGATGACGTGCGCATCCAGGAGCTGCGCGCGGCCGCGCGGCCGGACAGCAACATCGCGGGGCTCGTGAAGTGGCTCAAGCGCCACCCGGGGCCGGTCTACACGAGCGTGGTGCGCGATGGTTACCCGGGTCTGGTGGCATACCCGCTGCAGGACGTACTGAACGGGCGCCTGGACTCGAACGGCGGCGCGCCGTACTTCAACTCCACGGCTGCCTATGCCATCGCCTACGCGGTGCATATCGGCGTGAAGCGACTGTCGCTCTTCGGCCTGGACTACACGCTGCCGAATGCCCACCGCGCGGAGAAGGGCCGGGCGTGCTGCGAGTTCTGGCTTGGGATCGCGGCGGCCCGCGGCATCGAGATCTCGGTGCCGGAGCAGACCTCTCTCCTCGATGCGTGCGAGCCCGAGGAGCTGCGCCTCTACGGATACGACTGTGTAGACGTCGCGCTGCACGACACGCCGGAGGGCGGCGTCGAGGTCAGTTTCAAGGACAAGGACCGGATTCCGACCGCGGCCGAGATCGAGGCGCGCTACGACCATGCGCGCCATCCGAACAGCCTCGTCGAGGCCGAACGAAAAGGAACCAAGGCATGAACACGAACCCCGAAGTCGAGATCATCGTCGCCTGCGCCTATGGCGACGTCGGCCGCCGCCTGCGTCCTAACGGCACCCTGCGCGACTGGCTGGTGGGCAACGGCTTCGCGAAAGTGCTCGAGGATCCGCGCCCGGCGCGGCTGACCGGCAGGGCCGCGAAGAAGATCGCCGAGGCGACCAAGGCGATGTTCTGATGTTCACGGAGGACCTCACCGTCTTCTTCAACACCGCCGAGCACGCGGTGAGCGCCACGCTGGGCGCGGCGACGATCCCGGTGATCTTCGACAACGAGCATCGCCTGGCGCACGACATGGTCTCGACCACGAACCCCGTCGCCTGGGCGAAGGCCTCGGACGTGGATTCCGGCGACGTCAACTCGACGATCACCATCAACGGCACGGCCTACACCATCCGCGACGTGCAGCCGCAGGACGACGGCGCGGTGGTGCTCGTGCAGCTGGAGGCGCAGTGAGGGTCGCGCTGCTCGGCCGCGGGCGCTCCATCGGCCGCTACGTGGACACGGTGAAGAACATGGGCGGGCGCAGCGCGTTCTTCGACGAGGTGTGGGCGGTCAACACGATGGGCGACGTGTGCGGATGCGACCGCATCTTCCTCATGGACGATGTCCGAGGCCTCGAGGCGCGCGCGAAAGAGAACCCGAGCGGCGAGCTGCCGGCGCTGCTCCGCTGGCTGAAGCGCAACCCCGGCCCGATCTACACGAGCCGGCCGCACCCCGACTATGCCGGCCTGGTCGAGTACCCGCTCGACGAGGTGGTGCGGGATACGGGCTTCGTTTACTTCACCACGACGGTCGCCTATGCGATCGCCTACGCGATCCACCTGCGCACGGTGAAGGTGCTGTCGCTGTTCGGGCTCGATTTCACCTATCCGGACGGGCGCATGGCCGAGCGTGGGCGGGCGTGCGCGGAGTTCTGGCTCGGCGTGGCCTCGCAGCGCGGGATCCGGATCTCCATCCCGAGCACCTCGAGCCTCATGGAGTCCTGCGCGCCGCAGAGTCGGCGGCTCTACGGCTACGAGCTCTGCGACGTCGAGGTGGGCAAGCACGCGCACATGGCGATCGGGGCGCGGGTAACGGATCGGGCTCCGGAGCTCGCGCATGGCTGACCACGTCCGCACGCAGATCCGCGACGCCGCGCTCGACCTGATCGACGCGCTGACGACGACAGGCTCGAGGGCCTACGCCGGACGGCCCGGCTCGCGTCCGCTGCAGGAATCTGAGCTGCCCGCGCTCCTCGTCTACACGAACGAGGAGGAGGCCGAGTACGTGTCTGGCCAGCAGGGGGCGCGCCGCATCCAGCGCAACTGCCAGCTCATGGTGCACGGCTTCGCGCAGGGCACCGGCGACATCGACAAGACGCTCGACACGATCGCGAAGGAGGTCGAGGAGGCGCTCATGGCGGCGCCGACCCTCGGCGGCAAGGCGAAGGATCTCTTCCTGACGAACACCACGAAGGAGAGCGACCCGGAGGCGCAAAAGCCCACCTGGGAGATCGTGCTCACCTTCACCTGCGAGTACCACACCCGCGAAGGCGACTCCGACGCGGCACTTTCCTGACCCCTGAAGGAGACACCATGAAGCACGTCCGTCTGAGCGGCGAGCGCGGCGCCGTCGAGTACCGTCCGCGCGGGCTGAAGCTGTTCCTGCTGTCGCTGCTCGCCGCGCTGTTCGCGCCCCTGCGCACGTACTGGGAGCGGTGCCTCGTCTGCTGGGCGAACCACAAGGGCAGCGAGGGCACGGTCCACGTCGCCACCACCGCGATCGCCGAGCTGCGCAGTTGGGAGCTCACGCATACGATGGAGCCGATCGACGACACGGTGCTCGCCGACACGAACCGCACCCACCAGGCGGGCCTGAACTCCTGGAGCGGCTCGGCCTCGGCGTTCTGGGACGAGACCGACACCACCGGGCAGGAGGCGCTCACCATCGGCGCATCGGTGACGCTCAAGTTCTACCCGGAGGGCGCGACCAGCGCCGACCAGTACTACACCGGCACGGCGAGCGTCACGGGCATCACGCGCCGCGCGAACATCCAGGGCATGGTCGAGGTGGACTTCACCTTCCAGGGCAATGGCGCGCTCACCGAAGCGACGGTGACGTGATGTCGGTGCTCGATCGCATGAAGGCCCACTTCAGCGACATCGGGGTGCGCCATATCGAGGTGCCGGAGTGGGGCGAGGACGGGCAGCCGCTTGTCATCTACTTCTCGCCCCTCACCCTGGAGGAGAAGCAGAAGCTGCAGACCATCGGCGAGCGCGACGGCTACGTCGCGCGCCTGGCCGACGCGCTCGTGATGAAGGCGATGGACAAGGACGGCAAGAAGCTCTTCACCATCGAGGACAAGCGCACCCTGCGCAAGCAGGTGGACCCCGACGTGATCGCGCGAGTGGTGCTCGAGATGATGTCGAGCCCGGGAGCCGACGAGATGGGAAAAGGCTAGAGCAGGACCCAGGACTGAGGGCGCGCTACCAACTCGCCGAGGCCCTGCACAAGACGTTGGCGGAGGTCGATGCGATGGCGGTGGAGGAATTCGAGGGCTGGGTGGCCTACTTCCGCGCGAAGGCGAAGGCGAAGCCGTGAGCGGGGTGCGCATCAGCGTGCGCTCGGACATGAAGCGCACGGTGGCGGAGTTTTCGCTGGAGCGAAAGAAGATCGCCACCGCCACCTTCCGCGCGCTCAACCGTGCGCTGGACAAAGTGAGCACGGAAGCTGGGCGCGAGATCCGCAAGACCTACAACGTGAAGCAGAAGGCGATCACCTCGGCGTTTCGCAAGCGCCGGGCGAACCGCGCGAGCCTCACTGCGCGGCTGCTGGTGGAGGGCGTGCGTATAGGCCTCATTGAGTTCGCCGCCCGGCAGACGAAGAGAGGCGTCACGGTGCAGATCCTGAAGCATGGCGGCCGCAAGCTCGTGCGCAGCGCCTTCATTACTGCGTCCACGCGCAACAACTACCGCGGCGGCGGCTCGATGGGCATTAACCAGGTATGGCGGCGTGCCGGGAAAGACCGCTACCCCATCTTCCCCTTGCGCTCGGTGAGCATCCCGCAGGCCTTTTCCAACAAGGCGGTGCTCGAGGTGCTGGAGAAGCACGCCACCGAGACCTTTAACAAGAACCTGCAGCAGCAGCTTCGCCACCTGTCCGGAGCGTAAGCCCATGGCCGTGAAGCGCCACCGCACGCACTACGACGTCACCGCCGAGAACCGTACCGACGCGGCGATGGGCGCCGTCGAGCGGAACATGAAGCGGGTGGACGGCGCCGCGGCGGCCATGGGAAATACCTTCCGCACGGTGCTCGGCGCCACCGCGGCCATCGCCTTCGGGCGCGAGATCGGGCGCGCGGCGATCGAGGCTGAGAAGTCCGGCAACCGGCTCACCGCCGTGCTGCGCGCCACTGGCGGCGTAGCTGGCGTGACGCGGCGCGAGATCGAGGCGCTCGCCGAAAGCCTCTCCGGAAGCACGATGTTCGACGACGACGCCATCCGCAACGCCGCCACCGAGCTCGCCAAGTTCGGCAACATTCACGGCAACGTGTTCCGGGAGGGCCTCGCGCTATCGGCGGACCTCGCGTCCTTCATGGGTACCGAGATCCCGAACGCGGCGCAAATGGTGGGCCGCGCGTTGCAGTCGCCCACCGAAGGCCTGCGCCTGCTCGAGCGCCAGTTCGGTCGCCTCACCGAAGAGGAAGAAAAGCACATCGAGACCCTGGCGGCGCAGGGCGACGCCGTGGGAGCGCAGAACGCTGTGCTGGAGCTCCTGCGGCGCAAGATCGGCGATACCGCTGAAGAGATGAACACCGGCCTCACCAAGGCCACCAGCGACTTCGGCAAGGCGTGGGACGACGCGCTGGAGGCCATCGGGCGCTCGCCGGCGGTGACTGGTACCGCTACGTCCGGTCTTGAGGTCCTCACCGACCAGCTCCGGGCACTGAAGCGGGTGGTAGAGGAGGGCAACTGGGTCGAGTTGATCTTCGGCAGCAAGGTCTCCGGTCTGGTGGGCGGCGGTCGGCCGCTTAATGTTGCCACCGGCAGAATCAAAACGATCGAGCAGCAGGGTATCGAGACAGCCATGGCACTCGAAGCCGGCCTGGCGGCTACGCCGCGTGTGCCGGTCGTGTTGGGCGGGCGCGTGAAGCCAGGGGCGGCGGGCGCCGGCAGTCGCCTCACCGGCGAGTACGGCAGCCCAGAAGGGCGCATGCTGGCGGCGGAGATGGCGCTTGGCGCCGAGGCCGAGCGCGGCGCCGCCCTGGTGGAGGAGGAGAACGCGAAGCGCCGAAAGAAAAGCATCGAGGAGATCACACGCGCGCTGGTGGAGTCCGCTGAGGTGGCCTCCGAGCGCAACGAGAACACGGTGTACACCTACGACCGGCTGGGCAACCGGATCGAGATCACGCGCGAGGCCTTCGACGAGCTGGCGAACAGCGAGCAGCGCGCGATCGACGCCGCGCAGGAGTTCGGCTTCACCGCCACCAGCGCCTTCGAGGACATGGTGCTCGAGGGCGGAAAGGCGCGCGACGTGATCCAGGGCCTGGGCAAGGACATCATGCGCATCGTCCTGCGTAAGACCGTGACCGGACCGATGGCGCAGGCGATCTCCAGTATCAACTGGGCTGGCGTCTTCGGCGGCGCGCGCGCCGCGGGCGGTCCGGTGTCGGCAGGCCGTTCCTACCTGGTGGGCGAGGACGGGCCCGAGCTCTTCATGCCCGGCTCGAGCGGGCAGATCGTGCCGAACGGTGCCGTGGGCGGCGTGACGATCCACATGCCGATCCACTTCTCCGCCAACACGCCGGCGGCCGTGCGCGATGCCGTGTTCGCGATGATGCCGACCATCATGGGGCAGGCGCGCATGGCCGTGTCCGAGGCGCGCGCGCGGGGGGCGGGCTGATGGCGATCAGCTATCCGCTCACCTTCCCCACGGTGAAGGGTCCCAGCCAGATCACGATCCGGCTCACGGACGTGGTCGGCGTGCAGGCATCGCCGATCTCGATGGAGCAGAAGGTGTACGACTGGGGTGGCGACATGCTCGCCGCGGACGTGCTGCTGCCGCCGATGAAGCGGGCCAACGCCGAGGAGTTCGTCGCCTTCCTGTGGGCGCTGCGCGGACCCCTGGGCACCTTCCTGATGGGCGACCCTGTCGGGGCGACCCCGCGCGGCACCTGGGCGGGCTCGCCGCTGCTCTCGGGCGCGCACGTGGCTGGCGCGCGCACGCTGTCGGTGGACGGCTTCACGGGGGGCGCGACGGGCAAGGCGGGCGACTGGATCCAGTTTGGCTCGGGCTCGTCGACACGTCTGCACAAGGTCCTGCAGGACTTCACCGCCGACGGCGGTGGCGCGGCCACCATCGAGATCGCCCCGCGGCTGCGGGCGGCGCTGGCGGACAACGAGCCGCTGGTGTCGTCGTCGTGCAAGGGCCGCTGGCGGCTCGCCTCGAGCACGCGCGAGTACACCGTGGAGCTCGCGCAGGTGTACGGCCTGCGCTTCTCCTGCATCGAGGCCCTCGATGGCTGAGCGCGCGCTTTCGGCCGGGGCGCTGGCGGCGATCGCGGCGGGCGTGGTGCGGCCGGTGATCTTCTACGAGGGCGAGTACGTCTCCGGCGGCGTGACGCAGTACCTGCGGCTGTTCACGGGCGTGGGGCAGATCGAGTGGGACGGCAAGACGTGGACCGGCGGGCGCGAGCTGCTGTCGTTCTCGCCGATCCGGGAGTCGACGTCGCTGGAGGCGATCGGGTTTTCGGTGCGGCTGGCGGGGATGGATGCGTCGATTCTGTCGACCGTGCTGCAGTCGATGCGGAAGAACAAGGCGGGGAGGTTGTGGTTGGGGTTCATGCGGCCGGTGGCGTACCTGGATTTGCCGGGGACGACCGGCAACTACGCGAGCACGCCGGATAGCGCGGCGGTGTCGGTGACGGGGGATATCGACATCAGGGTGAAGGTGGCGATGGATGACTGGACGCCATCGGCGCGGCAGGGCGTCGCACGGCAGTGGAACCTTGTCGGGAATAAGCGAGCTTGGGACCTGAGCATCGACACCAGCGGAAAATTGATCATGGTGTCCACGGCTGACGGCAGCACACAGAGAGTCGCAACCAGCACGGTGGCAACCGGGATTGCGGACGGTTCTGCGCATTGGATTAGAGTCACCCGGGCTAGTGCCACCGGAACAGTGACGTTCTACACGAGCAGCGATGGCGAAACGTGGACGCAGCTCGGGACTACCGTTGCCACAACGGCTGGCACAATATTCGATAGCGATCAGCCGCTGATCGTAGGGATGAGCGGTTCAGGCGGCGACTTCCAGATGGTCGGCAAGGCCTACTACGCCGAACTCCGCAACGGCATCGACGGGCCCGTCGTCGCCAGGTTCGACCCGCTGCGCTTTTCCTCCGGCCAGCTCACCGCCACCGCCGAAACCGGCGAGGTGTGGACGATCAATCAGTCGGGCAGCCCGAAGGCGGTGATCGTGCCGCAGGCGGACGAGGTGATCCCCGACCCCTACCCCCTGCGCCGCGGCCGCTTCGACGTGGCGCCGATTACGCGCGATGCCGCGGCCGGCACGATCACGATCGAGGCGCGCTACGAGGGGCCTCTGGCAAGGCTTCTCGTCCCGAATGTGCGGCATTACACGCACGAGGATCAGCAGTTGCGGCTCGCCGGGGATCGCGGGTTCGAGCAGGTGCCGGCGCTGCAGGATACGCAGGATCTGTGGGGTAATGAGCAGGTGGGCGGTACGCCGCCGCGGTGGTACACGCCCAAGCAAAGCAACATTCAGCCCTGAGCCATGCGCCTCGAGGGTTGGGAAGCGCGCCTCGCCGCGGTGCTCGAGGCGGCGCGGGGCCGGCGTTATGTGCTCGGGGAGCACGATTGTTTCCGGCTCGCCTGCCAGGTGGTGGAGGCGCTCACCGGGGTGGATCGCTGGCCTGAGTTCGGCGGGTGGTATCGCACCAAGCGCGAGGCGCTCGCGCTGATCGCGCTGCACGGCTCGAGTTTCGAGTCGGCGTTCTCGTGGTTTTTCGGCGGGCCTTCGGTGGCGGTGGGCCTGGCGCGCGCCGGCGACATCGCGAAGTTCGTGGATGCCGCGGGCGAGGCGCATCTCGGGGTGGTGATCGACGCTTCGGTGGCGGTGCTCGGGCCCGAGGGGCTTGCGTTCGTGCCGCGCTCGGCCTGCGCGTGCGCGTGGAGGGTGGGATAGATGCCGTCCAGCATTGTCGGGGGTCTGATCGCCGGGGTGGCGAGCGGCTTTTCGGCCGGGGTGTGGGTCGGGTTCTCCTGGTCGGCGTTCTTCACGACGGTGATCGTGGGCACGCTGTCCAAGGCGCTCGCGAAGAAGCCCCGCACCGACATCTCCTCCGAGGGGCGCATGGTCACGGTGCGCCAGGCGATCGCGCCGTGGGAGGCGGTGCTCGGCCGGTGCCGCAAGGGCGGGGTGCTCACGTTCCGCTATATCTCGCCCGACCGGAAGTATTGGCACATGGTGATCACGCTCGCCTGTCACCCGTGCCAGGCGATCGACGAGGTGTACGCCGACGGCGTGCCGGTGTCGCTGAACGCGCAGGGCTTCGCGCAGGGCAAGTTCGGCAAGACCGTGCCCGACGTCAACGTGCACCACGCCACGGTGCCGGGCTCGCCCTACCAGGTGACGGTGCCGACCACGGTCACGTCGCTGCAGGGCGTGTTCATCGAGCAGTACAACGACGGCGCGGAATGGCCCATGCAGGATGTCTCGCCCGCCGCGCCGGCGGGCATGATGCAGTTCTCGCGCTCGGGGAGCACGTTCACGTTCCACTCGAGCGCCTCGGGCAAGGCGATCACGGTGGCGTCCTACGACTCCACGGACGACTCGTGGGTGCGCATCAAGATGTCGCTGGGCGACGAGGCGAGCTCGGTGCAGCCGTTTCCCGAGCTCGTGGCGGAGTCCGCCGGCGCCTGGACGCAGGAGCACAAGCAGCACGGGCACTGCAAGGTGTACGTGCGGCTCGAGGCCAACCCCGAGGTGTTCCCCACCGGGGTGCCCAACTTCACGTTCACGATCCGGGGCGCGAAGGACGTCTACGACCCGCGCACGGCGAGCTCGGGCTACTCCGACAACGCCGCCCTGTGCGCGAACTGGTATCTCACGAACGACGAGATCGGCCCGGGGTTCGACTACGACGAGGAGGTGGACGAGGACGACCTGATCGCCGCGGCCAACGACTGCGACGACGACATCACGCTGCTCGCCGGCGGCACCGAGAGGCGCTACACCCTGGGCGGCAGCTTCGCCTCGAGCGAGCAGCCGAAGACGGTGCTCGAGCGGCTGCTCGCGGCTTCCGCGGGCACGCTCGTGGACCTCGGCGACAAGTGGCGGCTCAACGTGGGCGTGTACCACTCGCCCACCGTCACGCTCGACGAGGACGACCTCGCCGGGCCCAGCGTGGTGAACCCCTACGCGGCCACGCGCGAGATGGCCAACGGCGTGAAGGGCATCTTCACCGACCCGGCGAACCACTGGCAGCCCACGGACTTCCCCGGCATCCAGGGCGCCGCGTACCTGGCCGAGGACGGCGACGTGCGCACCTGGAAGACGATCGACCTCTCGCCCTTCGTCACCAGCGTGTCGCAGGCCCAGCGCCTGGCGAAGATCGAGCTGCTGCGGCTGCGCCAGGCGCTCACCGAGGACGCCACGTTCAAGCTCACGGCGTGGGCCGCGGTGCCCGGCAAGACCGTGGCGCGCACCGACGACGGCTTCGGCTGGAGCGCGAAGGCCTTCGAGGTGCTCGACGCAGAGCTCGCCGTGGTGGAGGGCGAGGGCGGCCCCGTGCTCGCGGTCAAGCAGACGCTGCGCGAGACCGCCGCCGCGGTGTACGACTGGAGCACCGACGACGAAACAGCGGGCGAGCTCGCGCCCAACACGAACCTGCCGGATCCCGGCGTGGTGCCGCAGCCGGGGCAGCCGGCGGTGACCGAGGAGCTCGTCACCACGCGCGACGGCCGCGGCGTGGCGGTGCTCGTCACCGTGAGCTGGGCGGCGAGCGAGTACCCCTTCGGCGCCGTGTACCGTCCCGAGTACAAGCTCACGGCCGATTCCGCCTGGACGGTGCTGCCGCTCACCGAGGCCACGTCCATCGAGCTGCTTGACTTCGCGCCGGGTCGCTACGACTTCCGGGTGCGTGCGCAGGCCGTGAAGATGGGGGCGAGGTCGGAATACTCGACGAGCGCCAACGTGGAGATCGCCGGGCTCACCGCGGCGCCTTCCGCGCCCACGGGCTTTTCGATCCAGGCGGGCGGCGGCACGGCGCGGCTCAAGTTCGACCCCTCGCCGGATCTGGACGTGCTGCGCGGCGGGCGTGTGCTGGTGCGCTTCTGCCACGACACGGTGGTCACGCCCACCTGGGAGGAGTCGTTCTCCATCGGCGAGTCGCAGGGCTGGCCGGGCGACGCCACGCAGATCGACGTGCCGTTGAAGCCCGGGACGTACTTCATCAAGTTCATCGACTCCACCGGGCACGAGAGCGCCACGGCGGCGAGCTTTTCCACGAAGCAGGCGGCGCTGCTCGCCTTCAGCAGCCTCGATGCCCTGCAGTTCGACAGCGACTTCGAGGGCACCTACAGCGGCACGGCGAACGTGGACGGCCAGCTCTCGCTGGGCGGGCTGGGCATGTTCGACGACATCCCCGACGTGGATGCCGAAGCCGACATCGACGGCTACGGCGGCATCGCCACCACGGGAACGTGGACGGCGGCCACCGGCACCGACCTCGGCAGCGTGAAGAACGTGCGCGTCACCTCGCGCCTCGAGGGCACGGTGGACTTCCTGCTCGACACCATCGACCAGCGAAGCGGGAACGTGGACGACTGGCTCGACTGGGACGGCGCCACGCTGGACGGCAGCTCGAGCGACGCCTGGCTGGAAGTGCGCGAGACCGACGACGACCCGGGAGGGTCGCCGACGTGGAGCGAATGGAAGCGTGTGGACGCGGCCGAGTTCTCGGCGCGCGCGTTTCAGTACCGGGCGGTGTTGAAGAGCTTCGACGCCGCTTACCGGCCCCTGGTGAATGCCCTGCGGGTCTCTGTGGAGGAGGTGGTCTGATGGAAGCCGCGGAAAAGAAACCCTTCAAGGCGCTGCTGCTGGACGAGCGCGACGTGCTGCGCGCGGTGGTGGATGTGGCGGACGCGTCCGAGCTCACGCCGCTGCATGTGGACCTGCGGCCCCACGGCGGCCAGTGCGACCGCAAGCCGGGCGAGTACCGCTGGGATCGCAAGAAGCTGTGCCTGCTGCCGTTGCCGAAGCAGCAGCGCGCCGTCCAGGGCCGCCCGACGCTCGAGCACGCGGTGGCGTTCATGCTGCTCAAGAAGGCGATGCTGCCCTCGCCGGCGGCGGACCTCGGCCATGCGGACAGCGTCGAGTTGGACTGGCTCGACGACATGGTGCAGTCGGTGGACTTCGGGGCCTATCTCGAAGTGCCGCTCGTGAAGGAATATCGCCAGCTGCGCGGCCTTAACAAGAAGGGAGCCTGATCCATGAGCTTCGACCTGCGTCCCCGCAAGCGCGCCGGCGCGATCGGCAACCCGTTCGGCGCGCGCGAGGAGGTCCCGTTCGCGCGCAAGGGCCTGTGCTTCCTGCAGCACGACATGGATGTGGCGAACGGCTCCGGCGCGACGGTGCGCGCCGACTTCAACAACGCGATCGAGGCGCTGGCGACGCTTTCGTCCGGCGCCACTGAGCCGGGGACCACGTATCCGTACCAGCTGTGGGCCGACACGACGAGCGGGCTGCTGAAGCAGCGGAACGCGGCGAATGGCGCCTGGGAGGTGCGTGGCACGCTGGCCGAGACGCTGAACGTATCGCGCTCGTCGAACACGATCCTCGCCGCCGGCGACCACTTGAAATTCTTTGTGGCGACGTCGAGCTTCACGCAGACGCTCACGGCGGCGGCGACGTTGGGCGACGGGTGGTTCTGCTACTACCGGGTGAACGCCGGCGTCACGATCACGTTCGATCCGAACAGCACCGAGACGATCGACGGTGCGACGACGAAGGCGATCGTTGGGCCGGCCTCGTTCCTGGTCTTCTGCGATGGTTCCAACTTCCTGACCTATGGCCTCACGGAGAAGGCCACTCAGGCCGAGGTGGACGCGGGAACTGCCGGCACCGTCATCACGGCCGCGTTGAATCGTATCTCTCTTGGGACGCCGGTGGCGACGACTTCCGGAACGGCGCACGACTTCACGGGCATTCCGGCGGGCACTCGCAGGATCACGATGGCTCTGTCGGGTGTGTCGACCAACGGCACCTCGGGCCTGCGCATCCAGATCGGCGATTCCGGGGGTATCGAGACCAGTGGGTACAACGGGACCAATGCGATTCATGTCACTGGCTCCGTCACGACGGCGGCACTGTCAAGTGGCGTGGACATCCCGATCAACAGTGCGAGCTATCTGGTGAACGGCCGAGTCGAGTTGGTTCTACTCAATGCGTCCACGAACCTGTGGTCGATCGAGGGCACGTTCGCCGGATCGACGGCCGCCAATACGATCTACAACGTGTGCTGCACGAAGGCGCTGTCCGCAACTCTCGACCGGATCAGGCTCACGACGGTGAGCGGGGACACTTTCGACGCCGGATCGGTCAACATCACCTACGAGCGCTAGGCCTTCAGGGGGCAGAGTGTACGGCAAATCTGAGGTGGTCCAATGAAACCCTCCCACCGCATGCTCACCGGCGAGATCTCCTGGGCGCTGGTGGCCCTTTCCTTCGTGTGGTCCGGCATGGGCGGATGGCCGCTCGAGCCGTCGTATCTCTTCCGCGCGCTGGACCGGATCGACGAGGCGGTGCTGTGGTCGGCGGTGCTGGGGTTGCCGGCGCTGGTGTTGCTCGTGGCCTCGGCGCGCGAGCACTTCGCCTTCACGCATCCGCCAGCGGATCCGCGCAAGCGCTGGTCGCTCGTGGAGCTGGACCGCTCGGCGCGGGTGCGCTCGGTCTGCTGCGGGGTGATGTGCCTGTCGTGGCTCTACATCTTCAAGGTGGTGGTGGAGCTCTCGGTGCTGCGCGACACGGCGAACGGGGTGTTCGAGGGGCTGCGCGCCAACGCGATCATGCCGATCGCGCTCTTCGGCGCGGTGTGCACGTTCTGGTTCTGGTGGGAAAACCGGAGGGTGAGGCGCGATGTTCGCAAAGCGACCGGCGTGTTCTCCGCACATCAGGCGCGTTAAGGCGATGGTGGTGGCCGCCACGCCGCCCGCTGCCTACGCGGCGCAGGAGGCGTTGCGCGTGGTCTCTCCGTTCGAGGAGATCACGCTCTTCACCTGGGCGGGCATCTTCCTTTTCGCCGCGGCGGGCTGGATCGTGGCCGACGTGGACAAGGTGGCGGAGCTGTGGAACGAGGCGCACGACACGCGCTACAAGCAGATGGTGGCCCGCCTGAAGCTCGTGCAGTCGATCGTGGGCTCGGTGACGGCCGGGGTGTTCACCTACTTCGGCGGCAAGCTCACGCCGGGGTTCCTCGTGTCCACGATGGGGCTCAAGTTCGACGGCGGGCAGCCGCCCGAGGTGCACGAGTTCGTGCTCTTCATGGCGGTGGCCGGCGCCGGCTGGCTCGGCGCGCGCTGGTTCGAGCGGGTGTTCGGGGCGCGCGCGTAGCCCATGCGCTGGCCCTGGCAGCCGCTGGTGGACGACACCGGCAGGCCGGGGCTCACGCTCGGCGAGCTGCTCATCGTGTTCCTCACCGGGGTGCTCGCCTTCGTCACGGCGGCGCCGGCGCAGGGGCGCGGCATCACGGTGGACTGCCGCGAGCTCGCCTTCACGATCGGCACGGTGGTGTGGGCGCGCACGATGAAGGCCGAGCGCGAGCGGGTGCTGGCCGACGTTCGCCGGCGCGCGGCGATGGGCGGCCAGGCGCGGGCCGACGCGATCGCGCGCGAGGCGCGCATCGCCTGGCACGCCGGCCAGCCGATGGAGGAGTCGATGCGCGAGACCTACCGGCGCTGCCAGGAGCGGCTGGGGGACATCGGGAGGGAGGGCTGATGCGCGACATCAAGCACATCGTGATCCACTGCTCGGCCTCGCGAAACGGCGACGCCAGTGTGAACGCCCAGGCGATCGACCGCTGGCACCGCGAGCGCGGCTGGCACGGCATCGGCTACCACTACGTGATCCACGTCGACGGCACGCTCGCGAAGGGCCGGCCGCTGGAGCGGATCGGTGCGCACGTGGCCGGGCAGAACGCCACCTCGATCGGCATCTGCATGGTGGGCACCGACCGCTTCAGCGTCGAGCAGTGGGAGATGCTGCGCGGCCTGTGCCTCGACCTTCAGGCGGAGTTCCCCGGGGCCGTCATCCTCGGCCACCGCGACTTCAGCCCCGACCAGGACGGTGACGGCGTGATCGAGCCCTGGGAGTGGTTCAAGCTCTGCCCGGGGTTCGACGTGGCGGCGTGGCGGCTCTCGGGCATGGATCCGTACTGGGACGTGAAGCACCTCATGCCGGACCCGGCGGCGGCCGCCGATGCGCGCCAGGCCGGCTTCGGCACCGTGCACGCGGTGGCGGCGATCGGCGCGCTCGGGCTCGTCACGGCGCTCTTCTTCGGCGCGAAGGCCTGGGTGGACGGCGTGCGCGCCGACGCGCTCAAGGCCGGACGCGATGCGGCGCTGCTCGAGGTGGCGCAGCGCGACAACGCGCAGCTCGCCGCCGTGCAAAAGCGCGTGCTCGAGCTGCAGGCCGAGCTCGCCGCGGCGGAGGAGCGCCACCGCACCGAGGTGGCGAGGATCGACCAGGAGGGCACCGATGAGCTCAGGAAGGTGGAACGCCAGCGCGACGCCGCTCGCCGCGCTGCTCGCGACTACGCTGGCCGGCTGCGCGACCCGGGACGAGCCCAGGCCCACGCCTGCCCCGCCCCAGGTGGTGGAGACCCCGCGCCCGAAGCTCTCGCCGGCGCCGGCGTGGGTGCTCGAGAAGCCGGAGCCGCCGCGCCGGGAGCCGAACTATCGCAAGCGGCTGGAGACTTTCTTCGCGCCGAGGCCGACCGAGCCGACGAGCTCGTCGGAGAGCGCAACGCCCTCGCGGTGAGGCTCGAAGCCTGCCAGGCGATCGTGGTGGCGGATCGGCGGCAATGAACACCCCCGGCCGGCGCGTCTATGACACCGACGCCTTCGCGCCTGGCGACTACGGGCGCCACCCCGTGAGCGGCGAGTGGTATGCCATGTCGCCGAACGGGAACCTCGGCAACCTGAGCGCGCACGACGTCGTCGAACACGAGGACGGCACCATCACCGTGTCGCCGTCGATCCTGATCACCACGCGCGACACCGAACGCCACCAGGACGTGGAGCTCTGGCACGGCTACCTCGAGCGTGGTGTCTGGCGCTCCTGCTGACCGATCGAGCGGGCCGGGCGCGCTGGCCGCGCCATGCCGGCATCCCCGCCGGCGTAATCCTCCTCCTGGGCGCTGCCGGGCGGACCGCGCCCGTGCCCCGCTCGACCCGAATCAACTCCCCGGAGCCGGGATTACTTCAGGAGGTGCCTATCGGGTAAACGACAACTGCCAGCTGCTGGACTGATACGGATGACGCACGCGCCCGGGCCCCGCGAGGGGTCCGGGCGCTTTCGACGTTTCAGGGCCAGCGGCCTCTCCTCGTGGCCGCTGCTGGGCGATCGGCACCTCGGATGGGCTCTCGGGCGTGGCGCGCGAGCGCAGCTCCTGAGGCTTCCTACGGCGTCTACGGGGTCAGGCTGCCAGGCGTGCCCGGCGCTCGATCGCGGGGCCGGGGTATCGCTCGGGTCGCTGTGGGGTCGCCAGCATTACCCCTGCTGCGCCGCAATAGGCAAGCGGGCGGTATCTGAGCACCACCTCGGCCGGGTCCTCCGGGTCGAGTTCCACGCGCTCGAGGAGTTGCTGCAGCTGGTCGCGGATCTCGGGCACGCTCTTGCCGGTAGCCACGTCCACGGCCATCTCGCGAAGCGCCTGGCGCACGTCGTCCTCGTCAATCTCGCGCAGACCGGCTTGGGCCGCGAGCTCGCGCTCGAGCGCTTCGAGCTCCGCGGCCGCGGCCGCGCGCTCCCTTTCCACCTCTCCCATCGTTCTGAGCAGCGGCGTGGCCACCTCCGAGCCGGCGGCGAGGTCCGCCAAGCGGCGGATCTTGCGGTCCTGCGCCTCGAGGCGCCGGCGCAGCTCGGCCGGGCGGCGCGCATCGGGCGCGGCGAGCAGCCGCGCGCGCATGTGCTCGAGGAGCAGTTGCACGAGGTCGTCGCCGGCGAGGTCGGCGCGCACCTGGTCGAGCACGGCGACGTCGACCCGGCGCGCGAGGATCCGGCCGCGCTTGCCGTTGCGGTAGAAGCTGCCGTCGCTGCCGTGCCAGCGGCCGCCGGCGGGCGTGGCGAGCAGTCCGGCGAGCAGGTACTCGCGGCCGCCGCCCTGCGTGCTCTTCCGGCGCCGGCGCTCCAGCGCGTCCAGGATCCGCTCGGCCTCGGCGTCGGTGATCAGCGCCGAGTGCGTGTCGCGCTTCACCTCCCACTCGGTGCGCGGGCGGAGCCTGGGCCCGTGCGTGCCCTTTTCCTTCTCGCGGTTCCAGACGGTGTGCCCGGCGTAGGTCAGCGCGTTGCGCTCGACGCCGATCGCCGAGGCCTGGGCGAGGTGCAGCCCGTGGCGCGCGAGCGCCCGAGCGCGCGGGATCCCGGCCGCGCGATCGCGCAGGAAGGCCTGGACCGCCGGCGCCGTGGCGGCCGATGGCACCAGGCGCGACTTGAGCACGGGCTTGCCCTCGCGCACCGCCCCGGTGGCCACGTGCTCGAGCTCATAGCCGAGCGGCGCGCGGCCGCCGGCGCGAAAGCCCGCGCGCACGTTCTCGCGCATGCCGGCGAGGCCCTTTCTCTTCGAGACCAGGCTGTGCCACTCGTCCACGCCGTGAAAAACGGCCTTCACGATCGCGCGTTCGGCGTCCTCCATCTCCGGAATGTTCTTGTAGAGCACCGTCACGCCGCGCGGGCGGCACTCCCGGTCCTCGAACCAGTACGCGGCCGCGGCGCGGCGCGCGATGCGCGAGGTGTCGAGCGCGAGCACCATCGACCAGGTGCGGCCCTTGGCGTAGAGCGCGGCGAGGAGCTGCTGCAGGCCCGGGCGGTCCTCGTCCTTGCCGGACTCGACCACGTCGGCGAACTCCGCCTCGATCGCGAGATCCCGGGCGCGCGCGAGCTCCGTCAGCTCGCGGCGCTGGACCTCAATCGAGACGTCGTGGCGATCCTTGGACGAGCGTAAGTACAGGACGGCGCGGCGGGTCGGCACGTTTGGCCAGGATGCGGGCGAGGAGGTGGGCGGCGAGGGATTCTAGCGCGGCGGGCGCGGGCGAGCCGACCGAGCGGGTGCGGAGGGCGGGCGGTGCAGGGGGCTGGACTTCGTGGGGGAGGGCGCGCTTCACTTGCGCTGCAGGTCTTTCGTGCGGTCGCCGTCTGCGGCCATCATGTCGTCGATTGCTTGCCGGAGGCTGCGGCCAGTGCAACGCAGCCCGAGTCCACGGAAGCCGCCCATATTGCGCTCTCCAACGCCGAGGCTATGCAGCAGCAGCGGTTCGCTATTGGCTTCACGATCCAAGTAATCTAGACGGGCTGCATCCTTCGCCGTACCCTGGGTTGCCGTCTCCGAGAGGGACGCGGCGTAGGCGCGGATAGCCTCGGCGCACCGAAACGCTCCGGTGTCGTGCATCGCGTGTAGCTGCCGCGCGCCTTCAGGATTGGCGTACTTGGCGTACTTCTGGTGCTCCATCTTCAGCATCGAGCCGATGTTCATGCAGATCGTGGCGCACTTCAGCGCCACCGCTCTCTCGTTGCTCGCTGTGGCACGAGAGATGTGCTGCAGATCGTAGTCCCGCAGGACTTCGTAGTAGTCCTCTCCTGCCCTGATCCGTGAAGCGATTGCCTCGAACATGCGGGCTGGACCTCCCAGGGGATTCTTGGCTGCGTACTCGGCGGCAGGGGCGGAGGGCTGGAGGGCGAGTTTCGCCTTGCGGAGAATCCTTGGCGCGTGCCAGTTCGGGTCCGTGATCGTGGAACCTTCCGGGTAGTTCTCCGCAAACCACGCGGCGAATAGTTGCTCTGCGTCAGATTGCGACTGGTTAGCAGCCATTGGGGAAGTCCTCTCTTACCGCGTTGACCCGCTTGTAGTGCTTGCCGAGGTAGGCGCTCCGCCACCAGAACCGGCCGCGCCGCTTCGGATGATCCTGGCCGAACCACACGCCTTCCAGCGGTGCGATCCCAAGCAGGAACCGCAGCACCTTCAGCGGCAGCCGGACGTACTTGCGTTGCCGTTTGGCAGACGGCGAAGAAGTCATCGGGTAAGCCCTCTATTGCGCCGAATGTCAATTACAAGACTGCGCGCGCACTTCCAGGAGTCTTTGCGAGTAGTTCCGCTCAGATTAATGCGTTCCGCCCACCATTGGATCGCCTCTCTGCGCCGACAGATGGGGCACGGGATGTCTTCTTCATTCAAATAAACCCTTCCCCCACTGTCGCAATGGTCAGCGTCGTGCAGACTGCCATTGATACAGACGGAATCTGGGTAACTGCCAGCACCGAACTCGTACCCTTGGTAATCACAGCCACGCATTGCTGCACGCGACTTGCGCGGTGGGCTACTGCGGCGATGGTCTGTAGCCATATCAGTTCCTTCCGAACGTAGGGCCATCTGGGAGGTACTTCAGCCCGTAGGTTGGGTGAAAGTTCGTAGAGTGCGTGTTGCCGTCCAGGCGCACCCGAAGATGCCCGGCGCGCGATCCAGTGATCGTGCCCTCCATCAACTCACCGTCGCTCGCAAGGTATTCGACGCGTCCGCCACGCTTGGCTGGCACCTTGTATGCTCTGCGGATGTAGTCGAGGCTCATGGCTCCACGTCACTCGCTGTTGGGCTGTCCGCACGAAGGCGCTCATCCACGTACCCGCAACGGTTGCACCTCCCGTTGATGAAGTACCACCACGAGCCGCACTGGCGGCATGTCATGACCGAGAATCCTTCAGGTCCATGAGAAGCCGCATGGCGTCGTTGGGCTTGTAGCTGTCGCCCACCAGATCGGCGTCCTGCTGGCCTTCAAGGAACTCCTCGATCTCGTCCAGCACTTCGCTCAGGTCGCGTTTCATTATTTCCCCTTGCGATGGTCAGTGCCGAAGACCGCAGCCCAAGAGCCGTGCCGCCAGTCTGCGGCGCATTGGCCACCGCTGTTCAGGTGCGCTCCACACCAGCACCGATAGTTCATGGTCTCCTCAGCCTTAGAGCAGCGAGTACGCACGAATCAAGGCATAAGCCAGCTTTACTTCGTCTGTCATAAGCGCACCATCCAAACGGTGATAGCCGCGTTTACGATCCTTGGCACGACCACGCAAATGCACGGAAACAATTTTGTGTGCTAACTCCATCGTCTCCGGCGGAACAATCAGCGCTGGGCAGTGTGTGTCGTCTCCGTGCTGGCATTCGCCATTCTCATCCGGGCAGTATTTGTGCTTTTCCATGTATTGCTCCTTCTGGTGAATGGGGCAGTGGCGTATCCCGTCTTCTCCTGGGTCAAAAAAGGGGATTTATATACTTGACTACCACGGGAATTAAGGGTATAACGTAAACTGTTGTCCCTTCACTCTCATGGGAGGATT